GGAACAATACCACCTATCTCGCTTTTTTACAAGAAAAGAGGTTAGATTTGAAATTATAACTCCGGTCCAGTCGTATTTAGACCCAGATGTTTTATCGATGAATTTCTGCAATTGCGTTAACTGATATTCTCTAACCGGCGCGCGCCAGCTTAAGTTGAAAGTTAAAAAATCCCAGACATCTTCGTTTTCATCTAGCGTTTTTTTTCTTGCTGCAACTCTCGAGCCTAAAAACGGGCTTATGCCTATCCACGTTTCATCATCAGGCATGACCAACTCTGCGTGACTGTAATTAGACTTAGTCCACCAACGAATAAATCGGTGTAGATACTTTCTTTTATAGCCCTTAAAAAAAGCAATTTTGACAGATCTAATTTTCTTGTCACTCACAAATTTTCTCCAAATGTTTTGCCATCTTTGTTCGTATTGTGCCGTCAGCAAACATTATTCTGAAAGCTTTACCGCGGTTATGGTTTAGTATTGCAAAATCCTCAATAACTGTGCCGATCATCCCAGATTTAGAATGATGGCCGAATTTCACTCTCACAATTGCACCTATTTTCATTTAACTACCTCGAAATAAGTATCTTTTTTGTACCAATAACTCTCACCTGGTTTTGGTTTTTCGTGGTAGGTCCAAACACTACCAGGTATATAATCGACTCTAGGCATTAAATCACCAACTAAACACCACTGAATTAACAAAATTTTGTAGTTTGCTTCATGGATCCAGCCTGTACGCTCCTTTTCATAAAGAATCAAACCTAAGGTTTTATTTCTTTGCCCAGCAGCATTATATCTAATTAGATCACCTGGTTTCACTTATTTACAACCTCAATTAAATCTTTCTGTATAGAACTCACTAGATCTCCGTTAGGCGCCGTACGGTTAAACCATATAACTTCTGCGCATTCGTAATTTTTAAATTTGCGATAACCTACAAAAGTTCCGTACTGGCCAGCAGAGTATCTTTTTGAGTTTGCGCTTTTGTTCTTTACTAAATCACCGGGTTTCATTAGTTTTCCTTTCCCACAAAAGCAAGGCCATTGCAACCAATATTATAGGCCAAAAATATGAAAACATTTTTAGCATTACCGATCCAACTATTAGCCAGTTTTCTAGATAAAACGCGTTTGAAATATTAAAAGTATCATGATTTTCCATTATTTTTATTACTCCTTAGATGTCACAATTATAATTTAGCTTCTGTAGAAATTACTTGCACGGTTTTTTAGTTTTCTTTCCAATTCCAACCCATTGCGTCACATACCTGTTGAAACATTTCATTAGACCAGTGGCTATAACCGTATTTCTTTCGAATTTCGCCTTCTTTCGCGGCTGAGCCATCGCCGCCGTTAGCCATGTGCACAAACTGACAATACATGCTGGGTTCAAAAGAGGGTGGAAGGCTTCTTAATCTTGCGATTGTGTTTTCTACTGTTTTCATTTTTACTCCTTTATACTCTTGCTATTGAAATTACGGCGTTGTTGATTGGTTCGTGATAAAATCTCTCTTTTGAACCGATTGCTTTCAGAAGAAGGTTAACTAAATTATCTACATTAATCCATTTTTCATGATGACACATATATCCAGAGAATCCAAAGTCGCTAAAATCATGATAATCTGTTGCGTTTGGTATTCCGTTTTCACAGTGGATAACAAGAGGCACCTGATCCTGGCAATTTTTTTCTATCCATTGGCCAGGATCATCTTCTGATACATATACACCCTGTTTAAGAGCCTTTTTAAATCGTTGAATATCATCGGCATAGAAGTCTTTCCAAACCTGCAGGATGGCATCCTTGTACATTCTTTTTAGTGTTGTGGCTGTTATGTTCATTTAGTCTCCCTTATTGACTTACAACTTCTAGAAGGTTTCTTTTTATGAAGCATGATTGACCTGTTTTTGGATTTAAAACTTGAGTCCAACCTCCTGATGTGGAATATCCAAAAGTCTTTCTACATCGCGCCTTTTCAACTACTAGAATGTCTTTTGTATGAATTTCTACAAGACTAAAAGTCGGAGGAAGTTTTGATTCTCCTGCTGAGTTTATTCCCTTTGACTCGTTACTGTTGTACCAGTCGGTAAGCTCCTGTGCTGTTAGATGGCAAAAAGCTTCTATAACAGATTTTTCATCTCGTTCCCGGGTTGACAACGGCCATTGTCGTTGACCGCCGTTTTCTACTGTAAAACACTCAGATTTATTGAGTTTTACCAAATTTCCTTTTCTCATAAGAAGCCTCCGTGGTTGATTTGTTCTTACGTATATAATTTAACCTTTGTAGCAAAGGTCTACACAGTTTTTTAGATGTTTTCTATTTCTTTTTTTAGTATTTCTTTTACTCTTTCAAGTTCCATCGTTGCGAGTTTAATATGGTCATTGACTGAATGCCCAAGCGTCGAATATCCCAACAATTTTAACTCTCTGTGAATTCTGTTTATGTCTAGAAATATTTTGCTTTTATTATCCATGGTTATGTTAGCCTATAATTTCGTGTTGGTGGCGAGCATTTGCATATGTTACACCCACCCTTTTTACTCCGTTATGGTAAAGTATATCGACAACCGTAGCAGCAGTGGCATAGTCTCCACCACCACGTTCCATAGCTTCCCAGTCGCTTGCATCTCTGATAAGCTTGGTGTATTTTGCTGTCACAGTACCAAACTCTTGGGTTTGCTTAAGTTTTAATAAAGTTCCGATTTCAATCATGTTATCTCCTATGAATATATTTGCGGAAATAAAAACTCCGTGTGTTGTTTTTACATATATAATGTAATTCATAACACGCGGAGCTACACAAGATTTTAGTTTTTTATGTAAATCTTCTTAATTTTGCCGGAACCATACTTCTATGACGACCCATCATCTCTCTCATCTGGGGAGTATTTTGATGAGCCGCGCGGGTCGGAGGATTTTCACCATTGTTTTTTTCGTTATAATTTTTTATTTCTTGATTCAATCTTTCTATGAACCAGCGTCGTTGCCAAAGTGGAATATTATAGGTTTCTTGATAGGTGAACCCTAAATAGTACATTAAAGTAAAAGCAGGCTCTAGAAATATCGCCTTATCATTTGGCGTCAGGCCAAAAAAACGATGCCCCTAATGGCATGTTCACCTCCGATTCCTCAAAACAGTGCGGGCATCTCATGTGGGCTTTCATTTCAATTCCTGGCTCGTTATCGTCCATATGCTTTCTTAGGGACCTAGATATTCGAGTAGGCATTTTTTGAATAAACATTTGTATTTTTGTCTTGTCGGTGACTTCGTTGATCGACACTAACTGGTTTTGATATCTTGTTGTTATCAAATTATCTGTACCCAGTCCAGACTTTGTTTTCCTTTGCTGTATTGTCGAGATATTGATCTCGTCTTGGCCAGTCAAGTGCTTATATCTAAAAGTAATATTCTCTATAGTACATTCGAATAGGTTTGATCCATCAGCTACAGGAGGCTCTTTTAATCGGGTAAGTGGTAATTCAGAAAGATTGAAATCTTGCCTAGATCTTTCACCACATGCCGGGCATGCAACTTCAGCTTCATAGGAAGAGCCATAACCGGTTATTCGAAGAGACGTCATTATTGCGTTTCTATCTCCAATCAACATTTCATCCGGATTAATTCTTTTGTCAATCAGACATGATCTTATCAATTCAGAAATTACAGTCCCCTTTTTGATTAGAGCTTTTGAAGTAAGAATGTCTTCTTCTCTTGCAGTCATCGCTCTAATTTCCACTGTTTCCTGGTTATGCAAAGGATGACCGGTTGGATATACTGCACCGCGGCTTGGAAGTGGTACCGCTTCTGTCGGTATTTCCAAACCAAATTCATCCTTCATTATATTTCCAACCGAACCTGACCAACCCTGTGCAATACTTTTACCCTCATCTCCTGAGAATATATCGTTGCCTTTTCTACTCATTGTTTCTCCAAACTTGTTATAACAAAAATAAAACTGAACTTTCTCTATTTATAAATATACGCTTTAAAAAAATATGTAAATTTATTTAGCGAGAAAAATATTTGATATCGATTGTATTAGTACTGAAGTACGCAGTTATCGAATCTGATGGTCAAACTTATCTCCATTGGTGCACCATCCTCGTAGGATAGATCTCCAAAGCCGGCGTTTGTAAGGAAACAACCCTTGATGTCCCAAAGTTCAATTACGGTACCAATCGGATCGACCAATTTTAGTTGGCAGTCTCTTTTGTAGAAATCAGCATAACCAGCTCTACCAGAAACAGACTCAAAGTGAGTACGTACCCATTCCATGACTTGCTGCGCACCAGAAGGTGCAATTGGGTCATGCAATGTCACCGAAAGAGCATCAAAGTTCGCTTTTCCAGCAACATATCGTCGACTGTTCATAAATTGAATTTCTTGTTCTTCTATTGTTATTGTGGGGCGCGCCGCTGTTTTGATAAGGAAAGCATCAATACCTTCGCACGCAAAAATCCACCGATTTTTTCTTTTAGGTTCAAACTTATTTGGAAGCATGTCCTGTACAGATAATGTTTCAGCCATTTTTTAAAACTCCTGTTGTTTATTTTCTATTTATAATTATGCTGTTTCCTAAATTTCAGCGCCTGCATTTGTGATAACGAAGTCAAGCGATATAAATTCGATTGCCTTTGTTGGTTGCAAGAATATTTTTCCGCGAATTGTGTTATTCTCGATGTCTTGCTGAGTTGTAGTTGTCGTATCGATAACAACCTTAAATCTATCTAAACCTTGCTGAGCTTGGATTGTTGTAAGAATAGGCTGTACAGCAGACGAAAACCTTGAGAGCGTTGCAGCTCTCCTTTCTTCTCTCTTTTTT